ATACCTGGTACCGTTTTTTCTGACTTCATTGTTTCAGGTGAAATATTATATTGCATTATTAAATGTGGATACAATGAGTTCAAGTCAAAAGACAATACCCATTTGTGCATACCAACTTGTGGTTCTTTAACATATGCTCCAGCATACTTGCTACTTTTGTTAGTAGTTTTCTTTTGTGGAATAACAATACCTTTGTCCATAAGGTAATTATGAATTAGAACATCCCAATATCTAACCGAACCTAAAACATCTGTATAATTTACTTTTGCCTCATATGCCATTGTTAAACATAGTTCAATTAGTTTCATCTTGTCTTCTAATGCATCAACAAGTTCTACATCTTTAATATTGTAATCTATAAATGATTGATAGTCTTTAGTATACCAATCTCTAAAAGTTTCATGTGGGTTCTCATCTTTTTGTATACCAAGTTCAACTTTAGCAATATGATCTAGTCTATAACTTTCTTGGTTAGTATATGTAAACTTTCTGTAAAGATCAAAGTAATCTAGAGCCGCAATACCTCGAATGTCATAAACCATTTGAGTTCTACCCATTTGATAAACTTCTTTTGAATATACTTCACCCCATGGTGATAATCTTTTAGCATCATCTTCGCCAAGAATGTTTTTAATTCTATTAACCAGATAAGGAATATCAAAAAATTCTGTATTCCAGCCTGTAATAATGTCAGGAAAATTAGATCGCCAGAAGTTAATAAAATCATAAAGTAAATCTTTTTCAGATTCACATTTAAAATAAGTCACATCTTTTCGATTAGTTTTGTAATCTCTTAAACCAAATACAACAATCTCTTTGTTTTGTTGGTTCTTTACTGTAATAGATAATAGTTCTTCGTCTGCAACGTCTGGGTTAGGAAATCCATTTTCACAAGCAACCTCAATATCAATTGTTGTAATTAGAATTTTATCTTTGTCAAACTCATTTCCATATTCTTCATTTAGAAATGAATATTGAAATTGTGTATTACCATGAACAAGATGAGGTTGATCTTTGTAATTTTCAACCCATTCTTTTGCTTCTTTAATTGTTTGATGTTTTATTGGCGTGACGTACTTGCCATCTAAAGTTTTAAATTTAGTTTCACGCATGACAGGGCAATACAAAGTTGGCGAATACTTAATCTTTCTCGCAACTCGCTTACCATCTACCACCTCACGCAAGAGTAATGAATTACCCCACGGCACAATGTTTGTATAAAACCTCATAATATAACCTTCAATGTATTAATGTTTACTTTGTCTCTTTTGGATTTTTACCAATATTATACTTTGTCTTGAGTTCCCAATTCTTTTTGTCTTTAAAAGAAATAATCTTTATCTGACTTAATGGTGACATGTTGTCAACATCTTCTTTGGGTATAGAGACTAAACCCCAATCTTTTAAAAGATTAGAAATTCTATTTCTACGACCAATATCGTTTTCTGTTAAATTGGTATCCTTACCATCCAAAGCAAATAGTTCTTTAAAGTGAACAATGTAATACTTACCTTGTTTGTGTAGGATATGACAAGATTGATATAATATTTTATCTTTACGAGAAGCAACACCAATACGAGAAAGTGTCTCTCTGACTTTTAGAAAGTCATCAGGTTCTTTCAAGATCACTTCGAGCATTTGCTCTTTTGACCATTTAATGTTTTCCATGCTTACCACCTTTATTCAATATCTTTTTTATCTCTATAATCTGTTCATTACTAAGTATGCCAAGAGCCGATTTTGCTTTTTCATTACTATAACCATAATACTCTTTTACATACTCTAAATTTTTTGACTTGCCTGCTTTCATCCACGGTGCAAATCGTTTTCTACTTCTAACACTATTTAGTAAAAAATCATATTGCATTTTATTATCTGTATGATGCAATCTGTTCATTTCATTGATTAACGATATAGTGTCGCTGAATGGTGCTAGACACTTATTAATGATGTATGTAGGATATTTCTTTTCCCACATAGGGTCATCGCCATTCATCAGATTATTCTTACGAAAATTTATAGAGTTGAGATAATCTTTTAATTCGTACATTATACTTTCTCTGTTTTAAAAACAATACAAGTTCTTAATAAGAAACACTTCTTAGTCACTGGCATTGCTTGATGCCAATTACTAGCAGTAAATCCTATTAGTCTATTGCCTTTGTAATTTAATAAAGTACCTTTAGATAATTCATTGTCATAAACCGTAGTACCACCACCATAACTTAAATGCCAATTAAGATTAGGATAATAGATGTAAGTCATTTCACCGTCATCTTGATGAATAGATGGTTCAACACCTGGTGTGTGTGCATTGAAATAACATCTTACAATTTTTGTCTTAGGAACATCTGGTAAGTTTTGAATACTTTCCCATAATGGAATTAGATAATCAAAACCATTCTTTGTCATTTCTTCTATGTCATGACCTGCCAATGTATGCCAATGTCTATCTGGTTCGTCCTTATTTGCTTTATAATGCCAATGCCATGAAAATGTACCATTATGTACATACTCATCAATCAACTGAGAGATATGTGTCTCTAAGAAGTTATCTTTACATATAATCATTTGAATTTAACCTGACTCATTATTTCTGTCATACATGCAAGCATATTGATTTCTTGATCTGCTACAAATGCTGATTTGTATTGATAGTCTGAAAGTATTACAACTGCATGAGGAATTGTACTAGGGTCTACATGATCATATAGACTATCGTAAATAGTTCGATAAACTCTACTAGGGTCATTATCTAAATTGTTTACAATCCACTTTCTAACATTTGTAAATTCTTTTGCCTTTAGAAAAGAAACTAATTCTTTTAAGTTTTCATTTCCAATATTTAAAAGAATACCTGCATCTATTTGACCAGATGATGAATACCTTTGTAATTCATTTAATACTCTTCGCCAATCGGGAAAATAAGAATTAATTAATTCTGCAATTGCTTTTGGTTCAAACTGTACACCTTCATTTCCTAAAATTTCTTTTACTCTTTCAAAGAAAGCTTGTGCAAGTTTAATTCTCTCACCATTCTTAATTTGAAAATCAATATTAGAACATCTTGATTGTAATGGTGCGATTAATCTGTTTTTGTAATTACATGTAAGAATGAATCCACAGTTCTTATGAAACTCTTCCATAAAACCACGCAATGCAGGTTGTGTAGATTGAGGATTTAGGTAATCTGCCTCGTCTAGAATTATATATTTACGACCACCTTCAAGTGATACCGTAGATGCAAAGTTTTTAATCTTAGTTCTTAATACATCAATACCAGACTCCTCTGAACCATTGATGATCATCCATGTACTACCAATCTGTTCCACCATTGCTTTTGCAATAGTAGTCTTACCAGTTCCAGCACTACCAGATAAAATTAAATTAGGAATGTGACCTGCATCAACAAACTCTTGAAAGGTCTGTTTTAATTTAGACGGAAGAATACAATCTCCAACCTTAGTCGGTCGATACTTTTCAACCCAAAGAAATGTTTCCATTATTAACCCTCGTATTTTGACTCAGGCTCTAATGCAATCCAATACTCCACATTGTTAGTCTTCGATTTGAAGTGACTAATATTTTTTGAAGAAACTGATACATCATAAGTACCTGGTAATAGTTTTAAATTTTCTACTTTGTAATAAAACTCAAAAGACTTAGACTTGTCTGAAGTAGTATTTACTTCGATAGAGTAATTATTAGCAGTATCATTTTTTTTATCTGATACCGTCATAGTAGTTTGATCATTCTCTTTTTTCAACACTAAGTCTGGTGCTTGAATTACAGACGCAGCCTTTTTAAGTTGATTAAGAGTATCACTAGTAATTTCAAAACAAACATCCACACTTGGCATTGTAATCATTTTACTAGGACTTGTCACTACACTCGGGTCAGAATAAAAGTATTTAAGTTTTGTACCTTTACTTGTCTCTTCGTTGATTGTTAAGAATTGATTTTCAAAATCAATTACAGGTGTTTTAAATAAACTTGTACTAGACAAAAATTCATTTAAATCATAAATCGCAAACTGCTGATTAAATTGTTCATCAACATTTGCCTTTGCCAGAATGTTTTTCATTGCTGACATTGTAGTAATCGTACTACCTTCTTTGACCAATAGATTAGGATTGATCGTTGAAAAGTTTTTCAGTACGTTTACTGTGTTTTCAGTTAGTTTCATTTTTCACTTTCTCCATAGTATTATTTTCACTTGACATTAATAGTATAATATAGTGAATTGCTTTTAGCAAGTCTTTTCTATTACGACCATCTTTCTTACCAAACCTACACAAATATTTAATTGCATTTGCTTGACAAAAATCTTTATCTATACCTATATCTCTTAATAGGTCTTGCACCTGTGTGCCTTTACTTACTTGAGCATAGTGTTGACCATATGTAGATTTAATATAGTCACCTATCTCATTTAATATTTTATCTTCGTTATACTTCAAAATGACACCCTCCATAACTTATAGTTTCTTAGTGTCACCAAACCTGTTGATACATAATCTGGCATAACTAACATCACACCTTTTTCTGCTGTGATACTATCATATATTTTTGGATAGAGGTCATGTCCATAACCAAAGTTAGTAGATGAACCCCAAGTCAAATCTGCTTGACCTGTATCATCTAAGAACATAATAATCTTAATCTGACCTTTTTCCCCAATGGTCAATTTCTTTTCTAGATCATATGCCTTTTTTAAATACGTTTTAGAAATTTTATTGATGATTGCGTTTAATGCTTCGGAGTCACCCTTTGTATCTTTTATTTCTTCAGTGACTTCACTAGGAAACTCAACACGCAAAATAGGACACATGGTTTGATTTCTCATTTCAATCTTCAAACCTTTGTTAGTTTCTTCTTGTTCTTTTTCAAGATTAGTTTTTTGAGAAACTAATTTATCATCAATCTTTTTTGCTTGTTCGTTAAATTCTTTATCTGGTACGGGTTGTCCGTCAATCTGATCAAATGCTTTCATAATAATATTCCTTTATATAATTTATACAACAAAAGGGGGGTCGTTGTCAACCCCCCAAGTGAGGTATATTATTTAATAGTGATCGTTTTGAGTTTATCTTTCTCTGGTACAATCTTTTCCATTGATACTTTCAATAGACCGTCTTTAAGTTCGGCACCTGTCACTTTCACATCATCTGCAATAGTCCAAACTTTCTTGAATGATCTCTTTGAAATACCTTTATGCAGTACACCGTCATTATCTTCGACCTCTTTAGTGTCTTTGTCTTTAACAGACTCGATAGTAAGTTTACCTGCTTCTACTTCCACTTTAATATCTTTTTTAGAAAACCCTGCAAGGGCAACTTCGATATTATATTTGTTTTTGTCAGTTTTGACAATATTATATGGTGGGTAGTTACTTTGTGTAACCATTCTCATATCTGCATCGAACATAGAATCAAAAGACGAAAATACATCGTCAAATCCTATTGAGTATGGTTGTAGTTGTTGAAAAAAGCTTAATCTGGTCATATTAGAACCTCCTTATTTTAAGCAAAGTTTAATTTGATACCTCTAATGAGCGTATCATAGTTATTTATATAGGGATTGTTTTTCAAATTACAACCCCTATACAAAATTTTATTATTGAGTAGTCGATTCAACTGACTCCTCATCATGTTCTATTTCAGTTTGATCATCTGCCTTTAAGTCCTCGACTTTAACTCCAGCATCAATCTTAGTGTATAGATTAATAAATGATTCTTTTGTATCATCATCAAATCTGTTTACACATAACTCAACTGCTTTTAACTTGTCATTAAAGATTGAATATGCTTTCGCAATGTGATCAAGTCTTCTTGTAGATATGATCTCATCAATTCCACCTTCATAAAAAGTCTTTCTGATTACCTCTGCCCAAGTACATAAGTTTTCTGCAAACTTCTTGTCAACTTTACCATACTTAGTCATAGAACCAAGAACAATCTTTTCCTCTACTTTTTTTGCAGGGTATGGTTGTTCAATAGTCACAGCAAATCTTTCTAGAAATGCTTCGTTCAAAATATTAGTTCCAATAAATCTACCATCTTCAGAACCTTTACCTTTAGTATTGGCAGTGGCGATAATATTAAAACCATCTTTAGGGGTAATCCACTTATTTACTTTCTTTAAGTAAACACCTTTACCTTCTAAGACAGGTTGCAAACACATAAGTTTGTTAGAACCTAAATCGCATTCATCTAATAACAGAGTACAACCTTTGTCCATTGCTTCGATAACAGGACCAGGAACAAATTTAGTCTCACCATTTACAAGTCTGAAACCACCAAGTAAATCATCTTCATCGGTCTCAATTGTAATGTTAACTCTGATTAACTCTTTTTTTTGTTCGGCATGTAATTGTTCTGCCATAAGAGTTTTACCATTACCAGATAACCCAGTAATGAATACAGGATAAAACATATTACTTAAAACAACTTGTTTCATAGTTTTGTAATGACCCCAAGGTACAAATCCTTGAAATTTACTAGGAACAAGATTTTCCTTTTCCATATGAGTCGCAAACAGATTTACAACTGCCGCATCCTGTGGTACAGACTTAGGTACCTCAATTGTTTTTTCTGAAACAAGTTTACCAACTACGGCAACACCTTCGACAGGAAGTTTATATTGTCCATGTCCAACCTTATATTCAGTTTTCTTTAACCAAGACGGATTAGCAAATCCATTCTTCTTGGCAAAAGTATTAATGTCTGATCTAGAAAGTATAGCACCTTTTCCATACTTTTTTGAGATCGCATCAATAAACTTTGTCTTTTCACTATTTGTCATAATATACCTCTCATTGTTTATTCTTTATAATAACATAGAAATGGTTGAATTGTCAATGGTCAAAAAAGTGTTGATACACAACATTTCTAGGCGACCATTCCTATGAATTTGTTTAATAACTGTCTGTTTACCGTTTTTGCTTTTAGTGATTTGGTAAAGGCAGACTTAATTGAAGATGTTTTAGCACCTTCTTTTATTGTTAATTCCTCTGATTCGGTAGTCTTACCAGATGTTGGTAAGATGTAATATTCATCATATCCTTGAGTCTTACAAACTGCAACTCTATTAGTTCTTAATTCTTTTTGAATTGCAACGATCTTAGATTTATCATGAGGTTTGTAATGATTTAATCTAAATTTACTTTCAATAGTTCTTAGATTAACTCTTCCTGCTCTACCAGAACCTGCAATAAAAAATCCTGTAATACTCATATCTGGTATAATCTTTTTAAGCAATTTTAATAATTTACTAGTTGATTGACCAGTATAATAATATCTTTCTTCGGTAATCGATTTACCAGACTCTTTGTGAATGATTGTTGTATTACCATCCGTCCAAGTATCACCGTCTTCTTTCCAAGTACCGTCAGATCGTAATTCAAATTTGTCACCAACACCGTGACTATCACCATCTGTTAAAAGAACAAGATTAGATTTTTGTACTTTATATTTCTCAACAAATGCTTTTTGAACAAATGGTATTGTCATTAAAGCATGATCAAGAGGTGTACCACCAAGATTATATTTGTCAATAATATGTAATGGTGACATTCTAACGTCTCTTGACCATCTACTATTCCAATAACTAGCATAACCAAGTAAGTATTTCATCATGTCCATTGATTGTTGTTTAGTTTGTTGTGAAGTAAAAAACTCAATCAATTTTAAATTTTTTAGATTATATTCATTGTGTACAAATTTTTGTACATAGTCCTCTGGTTTTGGCATTTCCCAACGAGAACCACTTCTCTCAAAAACATCTGAGAATGCGAGTACCTGATATGGAATTTTAGTTCTTTGACAAAACCAAATTAAATTATATAATTGTTTTAATGTGTCTTCCATATTGTAGGCCATTGAACCAGACCAATCTAATAACATAATCATACCATGATTTTTTGCACCAGGAATGGTTGTCATTTTTGCAAACAGGTCATCATTAAATTTGTAAGTATGAATTTTATTCATATCAAGAGTACCAGTTTTAGAAGTATTTGCTCTCTTGTATTGATCAGCAGACTTCTTCATTTCAAACTCTTTAACCATATATTGAATAACTTTTTTGTTATCATTATATAATTGAAGAATATTTTTATCTAGATGATCTTTAAATTCTTGTTCATAAGAATCTACTTTTTGATTCCAATAATTAGTTTTTAAATCATTGTAAACTTCTTTATGTGTAATGATCAATTTATTCATATCAACTTTAGAAGGCAAATTAATATAAATGTTTTCTTTTGCTTCACTATCAATTACAACTTCAACTGATTCACCTGATGCCTGATCTGTTGCAGATTTAAGATCGTTACTCTTACCTTCACAACCTTTAGATGCATGAGAAGAAGTTTTATTTTCTTTATCACCGTCCTCATCGTTTTGATCTGATTTTGTAACTTGATCAGTATCTTCATCATCTTGACCGTTTGTAGTATCTTCAATATCGGCAGGTGCAGGTTCATCATTATCTGTATCATCTTTATCATCTGATTCAGATTGTGAAGACTCTTGACCTTCATCTTTAGCATTATCATCTTTTTTGCTAATAGTAATTTTTTGTAATTGTTCCGTATCTTTTTTATCTTCTTTTTGTTTGTGATATCCAGCAATCTCAACTGCAAGTTTTAAAACATCTTCTGGTGTTTTACATGCACCAACTTTATCAGATAATTTTTTCTCTTCTTTTGTAAACTTAACATCGATACCAGTTTTGTAGAAAATATTAATTTTGTCGATTACATTTAATTCAGATATATCTTTGTCTTTAATTCCAAAGAAATTAATATCTAATAATTCTTTATAACCTTTTTTGAAATTTTTTACAGAACCAGGGTATTTTTTCTGTATCATTGCTTCGATTCTTGCATCTTCGATAACATTAACAACAGACTTATCAATACCCTGTTCTTTTATTTTGTCTAACATATCTAAAGGAGTCCAAAGTGCATGTGCAACTTCATGACAGACAAACATGTCATAAAGAT